GTACCTGAAGTACCTCCGCCTGTCAAACCTGTACCGGCTGTAACGCCGTCAATATCTCCAGTTGCTCCAGTAGCTACAGCGGTAACTCTACCATAAGCATCAACAGTAATAGTATCAATTTTAGTCGCGTTGGCTGTAGAGCCATAAGTACCTGCCCCTGATCCTGTAGTAGAAAGACCTACAGTATTAGCCGCTACAGAAATACCGGTACCTGCTCCTACATTAAGAGTTCCTCCTGATTTAGTTAGGCCATTACCTGCTCCGATTGCTGACTGTGCACGAGCATCTGTATAGTACATTGTTTGTGAGGTTACAGTTGCGCTCGGATCTTCCACAAGATCTGCTGTAGAAAGGCCACTTAAACTATCGGCATCCACACCCGTCATATTCGAACCATCCCCATAGAAAGTTCCGTAAAAACCTGTAGCTTCTAGTCTAGAAGTTCCAACAGACCAACCAGCAGCGAAATCTCCAGTAGTTCCTACTCCACTTTCCTTATACTGGAATAGTACATTAGATTGAGTCCCTCTCTCTACTTCTATTCCTGCGCTTTCTGTGGGACTACTTCCAGTAAAATTACTATTAAGAAGTATGATATTATCTGCAATGTTTACTGTTTCGGTATTAATTGTGGTAGTGGTACCTGATATAGTAAGATTACCTTGAATTACGATATTATTACTAAAAGTCTTGGCTCCGCCAATAGTTTGAGTTCCAGAAGTTCTTACCACGGTGGAGTCTACTGTAATATTATTAGTATTTGCTGTAATACCGTCACCGCCTATAACATTAAGTGTTGGGGTTCCGGATGTTCCTCCGCCTGTAAGACCTGTACCGGCTGTAACGCCGTCAATATCTCCAGTTGCTCCAGTAGCTACAGCGGTAACTCTACCATAAGCATCAACAGTAATAGTATCAATTTTAGTCGCGTTGGCTGTAGAGCCATAAGTACCTGCTCCTACTCCTGCAGCAGAAAGACCTACAGTATCAGCAGCTACAGAAATACCTGTACCGGCTCCTACATTAAGAGTTCCTCCTGATTTAGTTAGGCCACTTCCTCCCGTAATAGCTGCCTGTGCACGAGCATTTGTGAACCAAAGATTCACAGGAGAGCCATCTTCTGCTATATCATCAGTTACAAGAGTTATAGAACCCCCAAGGGCTAAAGCTTTTGAATTAACGGTTACAGTACTCTCAGTAAGAGCCATAGTACCCGTACCGCTTGTATAAGTAATTCCTGATCCTCCGGAAAAAAGTCCTCTAATACTAGAGTCTGAAAGTCCGTCTATTGTAGCTACAAAATCGGGGGTTGTTCCCGTAACAGATAAACTAAGATTTGTTCCAAAATTTAAAGTTGGAACATTTGTCCCTTCTTGGGTTCCTGAGTCTTGAATAAAGGGTATTCCTGAAGCGGCATTAACAATAGAGTCTTCATCAATAGTTACCCCCGAAAGAACAAGATCTGCACCATCCCACAATATGTGTTGGGAAGAGTTACCAAAAACAAAACGACCGTTATCTAAGTCAATGTGCGCTCCTGCTTCAGAGCCTGAAGGAGCCGAATTTGCGTCAGGAATTGCATTTGCTCCCGTATTTTTCATTGTTCCAGCTGTTATATTACCTAAATTTGCTGTAAAAGCGGACAATTCAACAACAGTAATGTCGGTCGCTGTAATAGTATTAGAGTCTAAAATATTAGAAACAATAGAGTTAGAAGTAATCATTGATGAAGTAATACTATTTGCAGCTATTTGACTAGCAGTAATCTGATTGGCCGCAATTTGATCTGCAGTAATCTGATTCGCTGCTATTTGATCCGCAGTAATTGAATTAGCAGCTAACTTGTCCGTAGTAATTGCATTTGCAGCAATTTGATCTGCTAGAATTAGTTGAACATCTAATAGTGCTGAAACTACACTAGCTGCTGAAACGTGTTTGGCTATAATAGTATTTGAGGCAATTAAGTTAGTATTTATCTGGTTTGCAGCGATTAGATCTGCAGTAATCTGATTCGCCGCTATTTGATTAGCAGTAATCTGGTTTGCAGCGATTAGATCTGCAGTAATCTGATTCGCCGCTATCTTATCTGCACTTATGGTTTCAGCAATTAATAAAGAGCCATCTACTATTTCATTTTGCTGGGTCCAGGTTGCAGAACCTGCAAAAACCCATACTGCTTGTGCTGTAGGAGAAGCTTCTGTACCTAGGAAAAACCAAGCTTGATCTTTATAAACTGCGGCTCCTGGGCTATCTGCCCACGCTTGCCAAGCAGCCTCTGCCAGAGAAGAGGTAGAGGGTAGAACAGATACTGGAACATTCCAACGACCGGCACCTCGTTTCCCGCGAATAGCTTTGGTAAATGTCTGTTGTTTTGTGAAAGTTACTAAACCTTCCACACTAATTAAATACTCAATGGAAGCTTCATCGTGAGTATCCGACATAGTACTGGCTTCGTTTATAGTAGCGGTAGTACCAGAGTGAGCTATAGTACCAGCAAGAATATTACTTACAGCGTTTACAGTAACACGGAACTCTCCTGGACCAGGAGTTCCAGCAGTAGCACTTAGTATAGTAGACCCCTTACTAACTTTAACGATTGCACCGGTATTAGTATAAGATTCTACTGGGTATTCAACAGGGCTAACAGTTTCATCTATTCCAGCGGCAAGACTAATAGCTTCATTAGTAAAGTTTACTACGTAACCATCATCTCCTTTAGTTTGTACATAGATATCCGCTGAGTAAATACTACCCGACCTACTTATTTCTGCGAGAATAACGTCTTTTGATATCTCTGGCACAAAAGTTTGTTTAAATCCATAAACCCCGCTTTGGGTACGTAGAAAAGGAAATTTTACTGTCATGGCGGTGTTGCTGAAAATTTCTACGATTTCTCTATATTCAGAAGAGGCTACTTCTGTACCGGCAGCAGACCCGGAAGAAACTTTAATAAAATCACCTACAGAGAAATTCGTTGTGAACGAAGTTCCTGAGCCAGTAATAGTGTCAGAACCAAAGAATGTTTCAACGGTGCCAGAAATAGCAGTAAGCCCGTTATTAGAAGCACCCAACTCTTTTACATAAGTAGTTCTAGTAATGTTTGAGCTAGGGTCTTCGGCTATATTATCAATATGTAGCTGAATTGCTTTCCAAGGATCTCCACCACTTTCAGCGGAAGAAGCATCATATAATAAATACGCAACTCCCCCATCTGCTAAAGAAATAAAACTCTGTTGATTAAATAAAGGACTACCAGCAGTAGAAAAATAGTCAATACCTGAAGGAGGAGAATAGCTATAAATAGCATTTTCTAGTACTGCTAATCCAGTGGAAGAATTGAAGGAAAGTGGGGATGTAATGAACCCACCTTTGGATAGCTTACTAAGCTTACTTACTTGAGGAGGAGTCGTAAATATAGTTCTAGTAACTGAAGTAGTAATAGAATTAGTGGAAGGTTCGGAGTCACTCTTGGTTATGATACCTACTGTATAAGTTCCCGCAGAAACATTATCAATTTCTAGTACGTTACTCGATGCAGGTACAAATACCCTGGCTGTATCATCCGCATATATAGAATTATTAGTAGTAGTTATATTATGTACTACCTCATACCCTTTTAAGAATCTATAAGGTCTAGTACTTACTAATCCATTTGAATCTTCATAAGATTCTACGGCGGGGGTCCAACTAATTCTAGCTTTCGTAGCAGTACCTGAAGCTTCCTCTGAAGAGGAGCCCTCATTTACTAGCTCTATAGAAATATTGCTTACCGCAGGAGGGGGAGAATTTCTTCCTGCTTCAGACACATAAGTAGTGGTATAAACAGGAGAGTCTATATCTATCTCATCGAATTTCTCTCTAGTATACTGAGTAGCAGCAATAGAATACTTAAACCCATCTTCTTCAGTGATACCAGCTATTCTAAATTCTCTAATCTCAGGAGAGTTGACATCGTCTTCTCTGCTAATAGCCCAAATAGTGTCTTGGGCGGGAGCAGTTGAAAAGGCCCCTGAAACAGAAATCGTAGAAGCGGAAGTAGTAAAATTAGTAATTTCTTTTACTTCTACCCTTGAATTTTTATTATACTGTACTAATACTACATCTCCGGAGTCATCTAGTAAGTTTATTCCTTGTTCTTCGGATATTAAAGGGTTCGCATCCTTATCTTCTAAAAGAACGTGCCCTCTAGAGTATGTCTGACTATTTATAGTTACAGTTTCTTGCTGAAGGAAAAATGATGGTTCTGTAAAAATTAAATATAAATTACACCCAGTTCCTTGAGTACCTACACCAGGAAAATCCACGGTTCTATCCAATACTATAGAAGTAGTAGTGGACCCAGTGGATAATCTACCACTAGCTTCAAAGTCTACAGACTGCCTATCCTGTACATTTATAACGTCTCCTGGACGTAAAAATGAAGCATTCATAGACGTTGTAAAACTAACAATTTCTGTTTCTGTAGTATCTGTTGCTAAGTGCCATGCAGCAAGTCTTCTTGCCTGCCCTTCTGAAGTACAACCAAAAGCTACTACGTCTTTGGACACGATCCTACCCTGAGAAATCATGTCAGCAGTATCATCTACAGTAATTGTTGTTTGAGCATAAAATTGATCTGGGTCTGACCAAGTCGCATTAACCTGATTAGTTCTCGCTCTTTGTCCAGTATAAGAATAGTTAAACAACCCGTCTTCTACGTTACCTTGAGTAAAAGTATACACAGGTTCTTTCGGTTTATCTTGAATAGCAGTTATTTTTCCATCAATCCAAAACATCATAGACCTAAAAGTACTTGCAAGGTCTTTTAGCACTTTGTAGCTTTCTTCTTGAGAATTCAGATATACGTTACAAGCAAAACGAGGTTCTAGTCCTCCTTTTCCGTCAGGTACTACTTCATCACAATATCTAGCAATTTGATACAAGGAGTAAATATCTATATCACTATCTTGAATAAAGTCTCCAAGACCATATTCTTTATTGGTAAGAATATCATAAAATACCCAAGCAGGGTTATTAGTATAAACTAATTCTTGGCGGAAACCTCCTGTCCAAGGTTGGTAGGTAGATTCTAATACTCCAGTACTAGTGTTTCTAGTATAGTCTGCTTGATATGTACCAAGCTCTTCCCTAGTAAAATAGTTATTCGGGATTCTTATTTTCTTTCCACGTAAATGGTACGACCTGCTAGGAGGCTGAGAAAAGTCCTCTGCTGCAAAACCTACAACTGCGTAAACACTTCTCGGGAATGAAAATTTTTCTTCAATAATAGCCTCTACTAGTTTTAGTCTAGCAGCGGAGATAAAAGAATTATTATTATATGTGTAATGCCTTACATTATCTGGACTAATTCTTCTTACTTCTATCTGCCAATCATGTAAAGGCTGTAAATCTTTTAGACTTATAGAAAATTCAGATACAAATGCAGTATTTTGACCCTTCTTCTGTATGAGTGCTCTACCGCTTTCTCCTGAAGGAGTGCTTGCTCGGTATCTAGCATCCTTAGTTCGCATGTAGAAATCTTTATACTGGTCAAACTTATCGTAGCTGTTGGAGGTTTCACCGTCGCCTAAATTCCAGTAATGTAGTTGCCCAGACTTTAAAGAATCTATAAACTCAGAGCCACCATAATCATTACCCCATACAAGTCGTTTAGTAAAGGTAGCTTGATTAGGAGAAGTCTTATACTGTAAAATAATTTGGAATTCTGCATGGGCGTACCTAGACTCTCCTGTGCCCCCAGTTAACTGTAGGCCAGCAGGAAACTCAATTTGAACTTTTAGTTCGTCAATCTCTTCTTTAGAGTTTTGTCCAAAAGAAAATCCTGAAGATTGTACTACAGTAGCAGAAGCTGTGCCTCCTACCCCATTACCGTACCAGGTTAAATCTTGATTAGACCCAAGAATATAAGAAGCGGAAGGAATTCCGTATAACTCATTATAAGGGAGTTGATTTAGACTACCTCGCTTTAAATGAGCAAAAGAATTTTTATAAGTTAAATTACCTGTTCCTGTAGTTGCGGAAACTATAGAGTAGGAAAGTATTGCAGTAGTGTTAGTAATATCAGTCTCTACAGCCGTATCAAGAGTCGCGGAATTTTCGTCTGTTATAGAGGAGAGTTTAGAGACTTCATCTATAGAAACAACTGTTCCTGAACTAACAGTTGTTTCAATTGAAGGGTAGATAGAGGCTTTTTCTTCGTTGGTACCGAAAAAAGAAGTAATAACACCTCTATACTCTTCACCTTCAGGACCTGCCCCCGGTATTCTAATACTGTACTTTACATTATCATTTATATTTGCGGGGCTTAAATTTTGAAAATCTTTAGTATGTTTTTCCTGAAAAAAGTTATTAGTAGCTACAGATATTTCTTGCTGCCCTTTTTCGGCAGAGGCAGAGAGAGTAGTAGAGCGTCCGGCCCCTTTTATTTGAATATACCTAACTCCGTTTGATAGATCCACACTAGAAAACAATCCTGCAGCATTAGTTACTGCAGTACCAGAAATTGACAGTTTACCTGCTTTAGATTGTATATTTTTAAAGGTTTGGGTATCTACTAAAGATACTCCATTAAAATATACAGAAGATAAACCGGCCACTAAACCTTCTATCTCTCCTTCAGCAATTAGATCCGTTATAGACCCGTATTGATTTTCGGTATCTCTTCTGGTTCCTGCAGCGGAGCCGTTGGCGCCGCTAGGCCCACCTCCGATATTTCCATTTATCATCTTTTTTTCCTTTAACTATAAATAGCGTCTATATCGCTCAGGTTTATGAAATCTTTTAATGCGTCAAGCCAAACTAAGTTGTTTCCATTGACATCTGTGTATACTTGCCCTTCTGTACCCGCGGTTCCTCCTAGTGCTTCGAAGTTTCTAAAAGAAGATCTGAAAGGGGAATTAGAGTAGAAAGAACTGATGGGCATTCCACCTACTATCAATTCTCCATATAGAATTGGTACGGGTAATCCTTGCCTACCATTATTGCTAGGACCGCTAAAGAGATAACTATCATTTTTATCGGGCTCAGTTTCAGGTCCTGGGGCAAGAAGTTGAGTCACGCCTGTAATTGCTAAGTTAGTTGCGAGACCGTACCCAATCGACGCAACCGTTTTAGCGGCTGAAGCATATCCAGCTCCTGCCGCCACGTTTCCTCCAGAGGCATAAACAGCCAGCTCCCCTGTTCCAGTTAAAAAATTAGAAATACCCCCAGTGATGTAGTATAAAGCTACAGCAGCCAATATTTTTGCTCCGCCACTTTTGGAACCTGAAGGCACTTCTGTGATAATAATATCTTCATCGTTTAAAGAAAGGAGAAGCTCTTCTGGATTTTCTAAAAATTCGGATCCTCTTTGTATTTCAAAACCTACATCAGCTTCTACTGCATCAGACAAGTATTTTTTAAACCCAGGAGTTTGACACTCTATAAGTTTAAAGATACTTGATATATCTTTACAATTAGTAGTCCATTTTTCTCCGAACTGGGCTATACCGCCGTTTAAGTAAACTGTTTGCATCTTACGTATCTCACTATATGCTGACCCCAACCGGAGTGTATGGATTCTCTACATGAAAGTCTATTTACTGCGTGGTGAAGAAATAGGTCTTCCCCTAAATAAACTCCACAATGATTTGGGACGTTGCAAAACACACTAAAAATAACTCCATCGTGCTTCTGTGGTTTCTCTACCTCTACGAACCCGAAGTTCTGGAATAAGTCATCAAAGTAGTTTAATCCTTTATCCCACCAATCATCCTCAAATAATATTGTTGGTAGTGTTAAATCTAATTCTTGTTTATAATAATCCCTGACTAGAGAATAACAATCGCTCTGTCCAAACTCATAATCTCTACCAAGTAATTTGTTTCTTATATTTTTAGGGGTATACTCGTATTTTTCCATGCTAGGCAGAGAGTAAATAATATATGGTATGCCTAAAAAGTCGCTAGTCTTTATATCACTTTCACTAGGCTCACAACTTACATCTGGATGGCTATGTACTATTGCATGTATATCACCGAGTAAACTTGCTTTTATATAATCTTTTGCGGATATTACAAAGTCTTCTTTTGTATTTTCTGCTACATTCTCGCAAGGCATCCATACTACCTTTCCTCGTTTATTTATTAATATGCCACAACCTTCTTCTGGATAAACACTAACTAGATGCTCTAATATTTCTTTATCTTTGTTTAGCACCCGGGAATCCTCCAAAAGGTAAATGTTGTTTGATTTTATCTACAGCTACTCCGCCAGTAATAGTTGAGTGTATCTTTGATTGAAATCTTAAAGAGCAGGAAGTTACTTTCTTACCGCAAATATCTCCTCCAGTCCAGTAAGCTCCTTCAATAAAGATAAACGCATTCGGTGAGATAGTAGTATTTGCTGTTGCGTATCTTTTTGCTCTCCATAGAGTGCCAGCAGTAGATAGTATATAAGTGTTATGCCCCACTTGCCTGTAGGTATATGCTGGATTAGTAG